GCGTAGTTGGGAAGATAACTGTGGTTGCGGTACCGAACCACTGGATAGTAATCAACAGTGAATCACCGACGCTAACACTGGTTGGACTCAATGTGTTAAAGGTTGCAGACGTTGAACTCAACGACCCGCTTGACCTAATGAACGTGCTCGTTGTGCCTAAAGGATTGACGTTACTAACGCCACTCCGATAGATATGACAAGAGCCAATATCGTCCATATTCAAGTACGGTCGGTCGAGTTCCACATCATAAGCAACCCACAACTCACCCAACACTGTGTTAACTGGTACACCTGCACCGGGAGCAACTGCAAACTGAAACAAACCCAAATCGGTGGTCGTCAATGGTAAAGTTGACGTTCCGCTACGGATATAGTAACAATTTTGTGCATTCGCCCCCGTTGCACACTCGACGCCATACATCAAATTCTTATCCAACCGTGTGGAAACAGCCATAGAAGAATTTTCCATAGCGAACTTCGATGTGAATGCCGGAGATGAGGAATTGTATTCCATAGCGGCTATAGCTGCGCCCAAAGCACTAGTGCTCAAAAAAGGACTAGCCGTTGAGATAAACTCAAAGACCAATCCTTTGAAGCAATACTCTTCATAATTGGATGCGAGCTGTGACAAATATGGAAACGTGGACCGAAGTCCCGCATTGATGGGATAGGTGTAATTGGTAAATGCGCCAGCCACACTACCTGAAACAATATCACCCAAAAACTCACGATGTTTAACGCGAATCTTCAATGATGACTGTCCAAATTGTGAGGAAGCACTCAAACCACTGCCTTTAATCAATGAATTTGTCGCAACACTATTAGATTCATAATCCCCCGAACCAATCAACCGCGATATCCTCTTTCCAATATCGCCCCCAACAGATCCTGATCCAAGGCGGGAACCGACAATTTCACCAGATGAAACTAAAGCTTGTCGTATCATAGGTTTCAACGAAGCTTTAAGATCTCTCATCATTGGTTTCATGTCGTACAAACCACTGCCACGAATCTGACCCGGTTTATTTTTTCTGGATTTCCGGTTTCCAGACTTTCTTGTGTTTTTAGCAAGTCATATATTTCAATGTAGGAACAACTCAATCCTCTACATCTACTCCTGGTAGTCTCTACTGACTAATAGTACTCATCACCCAGGTAGTGATTCTGGAATTTGCTCGCTAAAGCTTGGTACCCAAAACGCTCATCGCACCTGCCACAGAGAGAATATAATCGCATTGTCAAACTCTCCGTCTCTCATGTGCCTCCCCGTTACACCAAGAAGATCGCCACAATTGCTAACTTAATGTGTTAACCAACATACCTTATCGAAGTGAACAAAAGGAATTTCTTTATCCACGCCATTTTAGGGCCGGCCGGCCCCAACGGACTCCATTAAGTACCCGTTGGACTCTTCTCCCAAACAACTCTGCACAAAAAACACTAGAGTTGCGTGGGGTGTTAGCCTGGTTCGGACGTCGCCAAAAGCAACCTTCTGACGTCCTCCGCACAGTAACGTATGTCCTCACACCTACGCTCGCTGCTGTTACACTTGTCGTGTCAATAGACAGTGATATAAAACACGCCACACCCAATAGCCG